TCAAAACTCGTTACGGGATTATTGCTAATCCATATGCTGGTACAGGCGCACCTCAGAGTGACCTGGCTAACACAGTACGTCAAAACCAGTACTATCGTATTTTCCGCGTGGATAACATCCTCGACTAATAAAAATAACGATAGTTATAAAAAAAGGGGGACTTTCGTCCCCCTTAATTTTTATAGAACTACCAACTCTCGTTCTTGTTTAATGTTGTCTTGAGGCAAGAAACCTTCAATAGACCAAGGAAAACGTTTGTGTTCCTTTTTAAACTCCATAACCTTTTCTATTGCAGTTTCTAGTTTACGGAATTCGCTCAACATAGCATTACGCCTTTCGTCTAGAGAGTTTTTCTCAGTAGGAGCCTTGGTGTGACAAATGAAGTAACTTTCCAATGACTCGGTAGAGTATTTCCTCATAGCGTTCATTAGGTACTCGTACACGAAACCTTCTTTCACACCCCAACCAACTTTATCCCTTTTAGAATCTTTTTTACCGCCAAAAGCGTAGTCGTTATTAGCGAACCAATCCTCGATATCTTCTTTTGTGTAAATGTGATAGTCTTGAAAACCGCCTGTTTGACGTATCGCTTTCGAAATTGCCTTGTTTATGGTATTACCATGAATCTTGTTCATTAAATTAGTATACTTACGCATATCCTCTTCATTGTTTTGGATATAACCCTTGTGTACTGCGATAGTCAAGGCATTCGCAATATCATCACAAGTGGCTGCTTTAGCGGGGGCGTGGTTGTTTTCTACTAACTGAAACCTGAAACGGGCTTCGTCACTTTCAAATTTGTAGACGGCAAAGACTAGGGTTTCCAGTCCAGCTTGTTTTGCACCAGCGTGGCGATGGTGCCCAACAACCATTTTGTAAGTGTAAATCTTATCGTCCTGTTTCAGAGGAACTGGGAGTTTCTCAACGACTGGTAGAGGGCAACTTAAGTCTTGACCACAAGTGCGGAAAGAAGACCCCAAGAGATTGACGTTACCCATATCAATTACGAAACGGGCAGGATTGTTAGTGCCTCCCGTGTCTGTTTTTGAAATATAGATTTCGTCTAGAGCTACTGGTGCGTAGGTAACAAAAGAAGCGCCTGGCGAAGTTAAGAGTGGGGCTGTAATGTTGTATGACATTTTAAATTTCCTTTAATTAGTTCCAGACAATATGTACTGGAAGTTAAGTTTCAAGTGTACTGACTAATTTGTACAGTACAGTTTATATAGTACCACACTTTTTATCGAATAATATCGATAGTTATAAAAATTTGGGGGACGTAATGTCCCCCTTTTTTTATGCAGCGTTTCTACCTTCCTCCAAGTTACAATATTGGTGAGCTGCATAACCTTCACCAGTAAGTGTCATTGAACCATCTGCCCATGCATAACCATGTGCGCCTACTGGACTATCATCAAGTTCTTCTCCACAACGTCCACACATGTTGTTCTGTACGACTGCCATGTTAGACACTTCTTCTTTGGTATAACAGCGTTTTGGATCTACTGTCCAAAACTCCTTACCATTCGACAACTCCATCATTTTTTCCATTACCATGTCAATTGCCGCAGCAGTATCTTCACCACCAGTACCAGACATGCGTATCGAATACTGAGACTTTGAAAACCCTGTAAGTTTTTTGTATTCAGCAGTAACGATTTTCAATTCTGCATGAGCTTTTGCATACAAACGCATGAACGCATCAGGAGCCGTATTGTATGACTGTTGGTGCATCATTGACACAATATAAAGATAGTTGCGTAGTACCTTTGCAGTGAATGTTTCTTTTAGGTTAGGGTTGCGATTGATACCAGACAGAGCTTGTTTCAGTGTCTCATCAATAGCAGTTTTGTATGGGAATTTTGTTAGAAAGCGTTCATCCTCATACAGTTTGTTTACCTGCCCAGCGCCAGTACCAGACTGTGGGCCAAAAACCATCATTGTTGCCAACTCAGCAACCATTTTGTCTACATCCATCTCCTTGTGTGAGATTTTTACATGTTTACAATCTGGACCATTTTCTGTTTCAAGTTCAAACAATTTGTGTGCATTTGTGCGAGCAGTAGAACGTATGAATTTTGACAAGAAAGAACGTATTGCATTACGCTTCTCTTGTGGTTTCAGTTCGTTTGAGTTGTTCAGCACCTTCACAAAAACGTGTGCGGCATGTAAATCTGTAATGTTTACATAAATTTGACAGTGAATTTTTTTCGTCAAAATCCAATCTGCAACAACAGAATATTTGCGTTGGATTTGTGGGAATGTCATACCAACAAGATTGTATACGTTTCCATTTAATTCAAATGCAGAGATTGCTGGATTGTCTGGTAGTTCAAACAGTCCTTCCATATAGCGTGTTGCAGTAGTTGTACGCTGACAACCATCCATCACTTCAATAAAGAGTCCATCATCAGTTTCGTGATAACGTAATGCAATTTCTGGGATAAGAATAGGATTGTCATCATCAGACGCAAAGAATGACGCCATAAGGTTTTGTTGCCATTTCAAATCAGCACGAAAGAAACGCTGATATTCCTCTGGTGAGAAATCAATAATTTTTTTGTTATCACGCAAATCTTGTAACGTCACATCTGAACGTGTTGCGAATGTTAGACCTTTCCAGTCTTCTGGGATTTCATACATTGTTTTTCCTCTCTTATCGTTAATTACAAAGTAATTATCTCACGAAAATTATGTTTTGTCAACACTTTTTTAGATTATTTTGGAATAAGAATATAACTTTATCGAATAATGTCTATTTCATCAGCGTTAGTGTTCCACGTTTCTAATTGGGTACGTAAACGACCCTCCGATTTGAGAGTATCATATCGTTTTGACGCTTTATTTCTCCACCACTCAACAACATTTTCAAAGTTGAATCTATCATAATTTTCTGCTTGCGTCAAGTTATCTTTTTTCAAGTTTAGATAATCTTTGACAGATTGTGCGTCATAACCATAAGTAGATACATATGATCTTTTCTTTTCCGTAAGATTTAGAGCGTTAGAATATACACCACAAAACTTTTCATAAGCAGATTGATCGTGTAATTTAAGTGATGCTTTTATTACACTAACCATTTTCGTTTGTGTTTTTAATTTACGTGAAGACGCTTCACGGTCTACAATTCTTTCACCTTCATTTCTATCTGAAAACCATTGGTCGAGTTGACGATATTTTACATCATTAATAAGAGGTGCAAAATTCGAATCTGTCAGACCAGTAAATCTCAGGAAAGGTTTCATACCATCATATTGACTTGATGATTTACTAGAACCATATAAAGATGTGGTTTCAAAGACACAGAAATTACCATCATATTTTTTATTTAATAGATTTCTTACTTCATGGGATGTGCAAATAGCAGCACACAATTTTCCACCAAGAGCATTGAAACCAAAAGGTTGACTTGCTACAATCGTAAATCCCATGATTGTTGAATTGTTAAATCTCTTCATGACCTCGGCGTTATACGAATCGAGAGGATTTCCTAACCATTCATTACGTGGTCTAGAATTGATAACTGGAGAACCTAAGCGTATCATACCTAAAATCGAATTGGTATTTGTTTCTTTAACCAAAAGGCACAACTGTTTGCCTGGAATACTCTGTTCGATTATAGCTGAGGTGACAATTTCACAATAAGGATAAAACTTTTGAACTTTTTCCACATGAAAAGAAATTTCCATATCGTTAGGATGAATGGTGTGTCCATCATAAAAATCGTTTTCAATCCCCATGCCTGGAAGTGAATGTGGAAAAGATTCCATGCGTTCCATTTTAACAGTACGCATATAATCATCAATGCGTTCGAAGTTAGCAAAGAACTCTTCAAAAACATTTGCCGCATAGTAGGCGTCGGACTTAGATAAAATCATAAAATAAATTCCCAAACAATAGAAATAGTATATAGCATTTTTTCTAGTATGTCAAGGTATAAATAGAAGAAACGATTAAGGGTTTACATACCGTGGCAGAACTGACAACCAACATTAACTATCTTCAACCTACGGGGTTTGCGGTCTCTATCTCGAAAGAGAATTATCCGAATATCCAGTACTTTGCACAATCTATATCACACCCTAGCGTCTCTGTTTCAGAGGTTGAAGCTCCATATCAAAGAAGAAATGTGCCAATTATCGGTGATAAAATTTTATTCGATGAAGTCAACTTTACCTTTATGATGGATGAAGATATGAGAGCATACGAAGAAATGTTTGCCTGGTTAAATCGCATGGTCAATGACGAGTATAAGACTGCTGCTGGAACTGTTTTAACTGGCATTGGTTCTGAAGCTGACATTACTGTCACCATTCTTTCTAGTCACAATAATGCGAACAAACAGATTCGTTATATCAATGCGTTTCCCGTCAATATTACAGGCGTTGAATTCTCCACACTAGGTGGTGATGTCACCCCGTTGACATTCTCTGCTGGGTTTAGATATTCTTACTTCGAACTACTATAACTTGAATCTCCTAGTTAAGTGTGGTATAATACCAGAAAATTACTAGGAAGTCAACACAATGGACTTAAAAGATATCTTGTCTATGTGGGAAGAGGACAGTAAAATCCCCTCAGCGCACTTAGATGAAACATCTCGTAACACTCCCGCATTACACTCTAAGTATTTGTCTATTTTAGCTGATGCTAAGTTAAAAATGAAAGATGCGGAGTTCAAACAGAAAATCCTTCTGAAAGATAAGTGGTTATATTATAATGGAAAGTTAGACCAGAAGTCAATAGAAGAAAAAGGATGGGACCCAGACCCCTTCAATGGTCTAAAGATTCTAAAGGGTGAGATGGAACACTACTATGAAAGTGACCCAGAACTTCAAGCATCCGAAGCAAAAATTCAGTACATTAAAACAGTTATAGATACACTATCTGAAATCATTAACAATCTTAATTGGCGACATCAGACCATTAAGAATATGATTGACTACAAGAAGTTTGAAGCCGGTTTCTAATGTGATTAAGTTGAAGTTAAAAAATCATGCGATGTTACAGTTAGTGGAGTGTGAAACTTCACTAGCTCAAGAATTGTATGATTATTTTTCTTTTGATGTGCCAGGTGCAAAATACATGCCTGCATTTAAATCTCGTCGGTGGGATGGGAAGATTCATCTACTCAATCGCATGAACGGTGAAATCAATGCTGGTCTTTTGTCGGAAATAGAAAAGTTTATCTACCGAAAAGGTATACCTTTAAAGTATGAGGAAACACCTTACGGATGGCCTGGGACTAAAAATAAATTAAACCATATGGACCTTATGCGATGGATTGAAAAAATCAATCTACCATTTATGCCTCGTGACTATCAGTATGATGCTTTCATACATGCACTGGAAAACAAAAGAAGTGTTCTGGTGTCTCCTACGGGATCTGGAAAATCTTTCATCATCTATCTTCTTATTAGATGGTATCTTGATCGATGCAAAGACAAAAAAATATTGTTAATCGTTCCGACTACTAGTCTAGTTGAACAAATGTACTCAGACTTTACTAGTTATAATTTTGATGCAGAAAGTAACTGTCACCGCATTTATTCTGGTAAAGATAAAGACACAGAAAAACCTATAATAATTAGTACATGGCAGTCTATTCATAATTTAGGCACAAAGTGGTTCGAACAATTTGGTATGGCCATCGGTGATGAATGTCATGGTTTTAAAGCAAAATCCCTCTCGTCAATTATGAACAAATCATTAAATGCTGAGTATCGTTTTGGTACAACTGGTACTTTAGATGGCACCAGCGTCAACCAGATGGTCTTAGAGGGACTTTTTGGGCCAGTGCTTAGGGTTACTACTACTGCAAAACTACAAGAAGAAAAAACCTTAGCTAAATTAAACATTGATATAATAGTTTTAAGATATGACAAAGAAATTAAAAAAAACTTGTCTAATGCTACCTACCAAGAGGAAATTGATTTTTTAGTATCCTGTGATGCCCGTAATAAGTTTCTACGTAATTTAGCTTGCAGTCTGGATGGGAATACGCTTGTTCTTTTTAACTTGGTCGAAAAACATGGAAAAGTGTTGAGAGATATAATAGAAGACAAAATAGAGGATGGGAGAAGA